GTTTAAGGTGATTGAACCATCAACGGTAAATTGCTGGCTCAACACATCTTCTGGCTCAACTGTTCCCAGCACCCTATCGAATATAGCATTGCGTTTGATGTTCAATGTTAGGGATTTGAGCGATATGGCTGACGAAGCAGCCAGCGAAGCGGTATCGGCTGCTAATTTAAACACCAAATGTTGATGCAAAAACTTGCTACCAATCCCAGTGAAGTCTGCGGTTTGGGTTGTCCAGTCTCTACCGACCTTGCTCATTATTGTGGCACTGGCTTTAACAATTGCATCTTGTTCAATCGTGATAGTTAATCCTGAAACCACGCTCAACGGGTACATCTTATTTGTGTCGGGGTCTTGATACAAAAACGATACTGATTGTGGTTGATTGCTATTACTTAGCGTATAGGCATGCGTATATGTCGGGCCACCGCTCGATGATGGCGATGCACCTATCAATGATGTTAAGAAAAGACCAATCTGAGTGTCGTTAAGTTCAAATTCAACCTCGCCCTCGGCGTGTTTTCCTGTTACATGGTTGGAATCACTTCCCTCAATCCGTCCCAGTCCTTCTTCTTCTCTGGCTGTTGCGGTTTTGTCATCCATTGAGATTGTTACTCGTGGAATCCAAAAAGTCGGGTTGACTGCTGTTCCCCTCGTAGCTTCTTTGGCAACTCCCAGTGTTCCCCTACGTCCTACAAACTTTGTCATAATTCTCTCCTATTATACTGAGTAGTCCGTATGGACTCTCACTGTTAATTCAGCACTATGCGCATATCCGCCTTCGTACTCTACTTCACTAAATACCACGTCCAATGCGTCAAGGTAAAGAACTTGACTGCTGAATTGCCCCAATTCGTAATCCGAATCAAGTGCATTTATAATCTCCTCTACCACCTGGCCGATGGCTTCGTGGGCATATTGCATCCTGTCATCATCTATGTTTTGCAGGCTTTGCCCCACATTGAATAGAGTGATAATCCTAAAACCGTAAATTCGGCGATTCTCAGCAGTTGACCAAAATTCGCCCTCCATATCCCCTTGCAATACAAGCACAGTGGGATCGCCCTCAAATGGGAGCTTGGGATAGGTATAAACCTTATGTACAGAGTCAAGTTCATCAATTTTGTTTCTGATTTGTTCTCTAAGTGTTCGATTTAATGATGTACCCAAAGTCATGTTTTCCTCGCTACGTTCTTAAATGTTTTGTCCATTGATACTTTCAGGGTCTTAGGTAGTTTAGGTCGCATAATATCTACCGCTTTTTCAAGGAATGGGCGTGGTTGCGGTTGATTAATTCCAGCATGGACATAAGGAGCGTAATCCACCTGCTTGAAACCATGCGCCCTCGGTGAAATTGAGGCAGATAATTTCTTGTATCTGATACTCGGTAATATACTTGCTTTCAATCTGCCAGTCCTTACATAACCCGACTTGGCAGGTGGTTGGCGGTAAATCATAATTTGCGTTTGGTTGACTGCTTCACGAGCGATCTTCAAAGTAGCCACCCTGATATCTTTGCGCAATCGTAGCTTCCACTCAATATCCGCCGCGCGCATAGCCGATCTAAACCTATTCAAATTGGTCAACCGCACCTTGACTATTGCCACTAATCCCTCCCTATCAGGATTAAATACTTGTGATCTAACAAACCCGCCCCTGAGTGAGTCGAAACGCCAGTTACATCATAGGTATTGCCACTAGATACAATCTGGTCGCCCTCTTTTACGGGAACTGTGCTATCAAGCCAACACTCATAAGTCTTGCCTATCCTGCCCCCTGCTTGTGCAATTCTGGTTTGCTCAATCGGCTGTATATCCGCATTATAGGCGGTGAATGTCGCTGAAAACGCCCACTTAATACCCGATGTGTTGCGCTTACGTCTGAGTGTAATGTCGTGCGATGCAAAAAATATTGTCATTTGTGGGCCAAAATAGGCGGTTCGCAGTATCGAGATAATGAATCATCTAGTCCAAGTTGCTCAATTAAGCTTGCCCCCTGCATAGGCTGAAAATACTCAATCTCACGTTGCCCTTCTTCTTTACGTTTCACACCTGAGCCAGTAGTAGCATTATCCACCAAATAGGCTGCCAACGTTACACATGCCTCAGATAAATCTGATGGAATGGTGGCGAATCCGGCATCATAAGTGACTCGATAACGATTCCAGTGTTTTGTAAATGTGAACAATGCGTCTAAAACACCAGCACCCACATCTGTGAAATAAAGCTCTGTGCCTACTGTTGTCCAATCGTTCTCATTTGTGGTTGTATCTCTTTGCTGTAATTGACTGAGAGTAATTATCGGTCTGGATTTCAGAATCAATTGGTTCGTTCCTGTTCCGTCATATTCTTCATCGGTGTATGTAGTTTCAGCCAAGTGGCGGCCATTGTGTAAAGCACAAAAGCCCTCGATCATGTCGGTGGCTTGGTTAATTTTGCGAATTATAAGATTATCCTTTGATGTATCGCCTGCACTAATTCCCAATGTTTCCTTAACGTCAACCAATGTTGTTAGCGCATAACTAAGAAGACTGGCCATTTCCCTTGCCTCGCTTGTTCTTAGCTCGTCTAAGAGCTTTTACTTTGTAATCGGTGTCATTGACCATATCTTTTGACAATACCGCATAGCCAGCATCTAACAAGCCAAATGCAACGTTGTTTGTTTCAACTATAACCTGCCCGGCTTTGTAATTCTGGTGGTCTCTGATGATCTTAATCCTTTGCATAATACCCCCACTCAAGCCCCCCTAAAGGAGCAAGAGTCGTTTTACTACGGTGCGCCGACACCCGTTATCTCAATAACTGGTTCGGTTCTGGTCAATTCACCATCAACACGTTTCTCAACTCGTACATATGTTAAGTTACGTTCAAAGGCTGATTGACTGGCAACAGTAGCTTCATCAGACACCCGAATATCAATTCCCTCTCGGTCAGCGATAATGTAGTGGCTGAAATCTCCGAAGAACACCTTGCCATCACCTATGTCGTTCTGCTCATAGATGGGGCGACCACGTAGCGTGGGAGTCGGGCCACCTGCCAAGTCGGACACAAGATAGTTGTTGTTTCCGTCTTTGAGCGTGTGAATCCTCTCAAGTGTTCGAGAGTTGGCTACGAATACACCACGATTCCTATAGCCCTGACTTAATCTGTGGTATGCCTGAATTAGTGCATCAGCACGAGAGGCATCAGATAGTCCGGCGGTAATCGTTGTGAATGTGTAGTTGTCAACTCCTGTTGGTTGTCCCGTACCGCTTCCAACCCAGAATGCCCGATCTTCTGTTTCCGCAAGGGAACGCCCTTGAAGTTGTGCAACTTTGGAAACAATAGACGGCGATACACCAAGTGTCGCATCAGCGACTAACTCATTGGATAATCCTACGATGGATGCCAAAGAGTATGGTGTCAACTGAATCTCAGTAAAGTCAACCGTTGTGGTGGACTTGACCGCTGCCTCAGATCGCCAGCTTGCTTTAGGTCGTGAACCAAGTATAGGAACATGGAGCGTATCACTTGTAGTGGTCATTACATCAGCTAACTGACGCATCACCGTCAAATCACGAATGTCTTCAACGAGTACATTTGCGTAATCATCAGGCACTAAGAATCCACCACGAGCGTTCGTGCCTTCAACTAAAACTTGAAGTTTCTGAACATCGCCAGTAATCATCGCCTGGATAAAGTGCATTGTTCCCTGAGAAACTTCTTTGTGTTTCTTGTCGTCACGATTTGGAAGCTCAACCTTGATCTTGTTAAGTTCCTCAACAGATTTTCGCCCGCCAAGTTTTTTGTCAACAATGTAGGATGGAGTCCTCACTTCGACAGTCTTTTTCTCACTAAGAATTTCATCTAGTTTTTCTTCAAGTGATTTAAGACGTGCAGTGGATTGTTCGTTCACTACGGAGGCCAACTTTTCAGCAGCATCATCAATTGCCTTTTCCTCGTCACCTTCTTCGGCTTTAGCTTCTGCTAATAGAGTATCAAGCTCTTTTTGTTCTGCTTCGGATAAGCCATCTCTGGCTAGTTTTTCTCGAAGTTCTTTAATTCTTCCCATTGATTTCACCTTTAAGCGAAACAATTGTTTTTTCAACTGCTCGCTTGATAATATTTATTTCACGAGCCGCACGTTTGTCATGTGCTAGTTTATCAGCAGCACGAACTGCTACTTTTTGCAAAAATAGCCTGTCCTTTGCGACACGTTTATCGACCTTTGTATGCGGATTGAGGTGTTTAAGCCCCTTCACCGCCAGCTCGGTTTTTTCGGCAATAGAATCAACACGAGTTTCCAAATCAGATATTCGCTCATATAAGTGAGCTGGAACGCCAATCTCGCCCATTTCATCATGTGTAAATCCTGCGCCCTTGAGTGACTTGTAAGCCATCGTCATTGCTTGAGGATTAGCCGGAACTGATACAACAGAAATTTCTAATAGCTCCTGCTTGGTGTAGCGGTTTTCATCTGCATCAATTGGCATGAAGCCAACAGAAAAAGCCCTCAATATGCCCTCTTGCATAAGTTGTTTTATTTCCCTGCCTCTGGTTGTAGCGTCTGAAATAAACGCTTTAAACATCAACTTTGGTTTGCCTGATTTTTCGATCCACACCCTCTCGGCTTTGCCGATTGGTGTCATGTGGTCGTGTCCCCACAATATGATTGGGTTTTTCTTGAAGTTTTTTAATTCCCATCCACCCACTTCAACAACTTCACCCTGTCTATCTTGTGATTCGGTTGAGGCGACTGCGATGAAAGAATCGTCTTCTTGTTTTTCAACAAATGCCTTTGTGTATAGCTTCATCTAAGTCCTCGATATTACTCTCTTGTAATATCTGAACTTTGTTTTCTGGTCAACAACTAGGCTTCTTTTTCGGTTGCTTCTGCATTGTCTTCAAGCTTTTCAAGGCTTTGCAATATGTTGACTATTTTGGCAACTTCCACATATGGACGTTTGCCGACATAGGCAAGAATGGCATTGACTTGTTCGGTTGAGATTTTAAACATGGCACTCCTTTCACGAGTAACTATATCAACCCACCCCCATAATTGGCAATCCATAACGTCTGGTGTTTGCTGGTGCATCCCCTGCCTCATCTAACCACCATAATTTTGTTGGCGGTGTCCATAGCTGTTGTGGGCGGTTGTGTAACTCAACTACTTCTTCGGGAGCTAACGCCCTATCCCATACACCGACCAACGAATGTCCACCAGCGGTATATTCAGCCCATGAACCAGTTGAACGGTTGAGCGTAGTAACTGCGACATTTCCAATCCAGTTGTCAGATGAGTTGTACCAAATGTTATTAGTGGAAAAGCCTGTTTGTTCTTCATATTCAATATTACCGATTTGCGTCCCACCACTTGCCCAAGTTCGCACCGCACTGGGGTCATTGCTATCTTCGATGTCTCGATAAAACCTAACCGTTCCGCCCTGTCTGGTTACTACATAAGTATGGAAGTAATCAGTCGAAGATTGATCCCAAAATGAAGTTGATGTGGTGGTGATTGTATCAGATGAGGAGCTTCCAGTTGCAATATGAAATAAAGCCCCGTTGCCACTATCATTTCTTTGTAACTGGTATGCCATGTACGGGTTCGGCCATGTACCTAAGTTGCTAGATGGCATACCAATAACTTTGGAGTTAGAAGTCCCCCACCCTGCAATAAATCCCCTGAATAATAAAGTTATGTCGCTGGGTACTCTTTGATGTCGCCCTTGAGGGTCTTGAGTGGTAACACTTCCCCAACTTTCTTTGCCCCACATTATCCCTGAGAACACTGATGCGGTACGAAAAGCATCAATTGAACCCAGTAACGGGTCAATAGCACTATTTCTTAAATGATATGACTCATACCACTGACCAGAGGCAACAGTTCCAGCCCTATAGCCATAAACCATATCATCATAAGAACCGGCTGCTCCACCAGCCAGCAAGCGTATACCTTGAGCAAGTGGATTGCCCTTGTTGAGCCGATTAGCCCCCATTTTGGGGTTAACTGGTTGTCGCTTGTTGTTTTGTAGCACAACTACACCACTGTGGCAATCACGCCTACATATTCAAGCACAATCGGAGTTGCTGGTGCGGTTTCCCCTGTAACGTTTTCCACAACAACTCCCCAGTGAACAGGTAATATACCGCCAAAGGCTTGAGCGATACTCCAAGGTCCACCGTTATAGGTTGTATTGGCTGCCGGTGCGAACACCGATGCTAATTGCATCATGTTAGGTGGGTCGGTTGGTGTTACGGAAGCTGAATTTTCACCGATTGCATCTGTGAAGTTTGAATCATCAGTTGACGCTACCAGCCAAATTCTAAAAGCTTTAAGATCGCTTGAAGCGTTTGATGCGTGAGTTTTAAACTGCCCTTGTAATAAAGCGTCCACATAGAGATTGGAGTTGTTATCCACCCAAGTTGATGAACGATAAACATCAGCCGCCAGTGTTCCAGTATTTATGGTGATCGCTGTATTGGAAGCGTACTCTAGGTTTACATCAGCCATTAGCTAACTCCCGATAATGCGTCCCATATTGCCGACATCTGAAACTCTAAATCTCCATCTGAAATATCTTCACTGGCTGATTCACTGGATAGAATCGGCTCGGTAACGCCTGTTAGGATTGTTGAATTGGTGGTAACTGCTAACATTACTTGGTCATCGGCCACTCTCTCGCCCTTTAGCACCTTATCGGCATAAGTGGCTCGCTCAGCATGATTTGCGGTTCCACCGTCCTCAGCCATAACATCAAGTGCTGTTTCCACCAAGCAAGCTAACACTCTACGTTGTAAGTAGCGGTTATTCGCCAGTCCTGATGATTTTTTGTAATCTACTGCCATATATTCTCCTATTTATAGTGCAAATTTATTATACATGCTCCTGCTCCTGGAGCGGTGTTCCCTTCTGAATCAGTCGAACATGCTGCGGTAATGGCCGTGCCATACGCAACCCCTTGAGGTATGTTGTAGGTAAATCCCGCACCGTCTGAATCGGCGTTGCCCGGTATTACATATTGCTCAGTTGGTGTGGTTGTACCAACTGTCACCGAACCCTGCGCCACATTGAACAGTTGCAAGAATAGTGGTGCTGCTGTGGTATTAAAGGCGGTTATTCCGTAAACAGTACCCGCCCCCGCCTTGACTGCAATAGCGGCTTCATCAAGATCAGCATCATAATAGGTTGAAAGCCCCCCAGTTGTTCTGCCCTGTATTCCAACATCAGCCACCAAGTTTGAGCCTGCACTTATCGAAGTAACGTCAACATCACCAATGTCCACGCCTGAGTTTGCGGATAGTTTACCAATGGCGTTTGTTCCCGCCGGCAAGCTCGCTACAACATCCACTTGTAACTCTGAACCCGATACCGTTCCGGCAAGGCCAGTCGTGTTCGTATCAATGTTGTCCAAAACAGTATTGTCGGTGGCACTAAGATTAGCTGTTACCGTTCCCGATACTGGTTGAGTAACACCTGAACCGTCAACGGTGAGTGTTCCGTTTACGGCACTATCAATTGAATCGAGTACCGCATTATCGGTGGCCGAAAGATTAGCGGTTACAGTTCCATCAACCGTCACAACTCCTGTAGAATCATTGGCAAGCGTAACTCTGAGAGCCGTTGCTTCCACGCCCCCGCCTGTTACTGCCCCAAAGTCGGTATTGGTTTCAATGTCCACCAGAGAGCCTTCAACGCCATCTAGGTGTCCAATAATGGTTGATTGATTGGCTGCTGTGCTTGCCCCAGTCGGCAATGCCGATGAGACAACATCAACTTGTAATTCCGAACCTGATACCGTACCCGCTAGCGATGATGTATCGCTATCAATTGTTCCAAGTACAGTCTCAATACCGTCAACCAAAGTTTCTAATGTCCCACCATCCGCAACGTCCACGAACAATGCACCAGTAGCGTTAACTTGTAACGGAGCATAGTCGCCATCCGTACCCGCTAGTGCTGCCAAAGTATCATTGCGAACTGCAAGGGTCATTGTACCTGTATCACCAGTGTTGTGAGCGGTATCTTCATCGTATTGCGTACCGCCTCCAAATGAGGTTATTTGTGCATCTGAATCATCGAAGATTGCCACCCGCATTACGTCAGTTGAGCTTATCGTTGCAACAGGGTCATCAATTAGTTGTAATGCTGTTAAGGCATCACCGTCTAATTGAGTGGCGAATGTACCGCCGTTGTCTACGGTGATTGCACCACCGTTGTCATCAATCGACAATACTCCGGTTGAGTTGTTGGCGATTGTAACTCTTAAAGCGGAAGCTTCTGTACCACCACCAGTTACAGCACCAAAATCTGTATTGGTCTCAATGGTATCGAGTACCGCATTATCTGTAGCTGAAAGATTAGCCGTTACCGTACCTGATACCCCCACCGTTTCACCGTCTAACGTAATTGGCAGATCGCCCTGCCCCGTAGCATCAACTGTTACGGTGTTTGAAACATTAGCCCACAATCTGCCAGTTGAGTCCACCTTGAGCGTGGAGTAATCCCCGTCCGCTTCTGTGAGTGTTGTTAAACTGTCATCACGAACCGATAATGCCAAAGTACCCGTGTTCCCGTCCGCATAAGCCACGTTGGTTGCATACTGAGTACCGCCGCCGATTCCCACCGAATCACTGGCAATATTGATATCTAATTCGTTGGCGTTGATAGCGGCAGCCAGTTCAGTCAATCCGGCATTGTCCACTGTCAGTGTCCCGCCCGCATCATCGACTGAGACAACTCCTGTACTGTCATTCGCAATTGTTACCCGTAGAGCAGATGCTTCTACTCCACCGCCTGTTACAGTTCCGAAGTCGGTATTCGTTTCAATCGTATCAAGTACAGCATTGTCGGTAGCACCCAGATTAGCGGTTATCGTGCCATCGACTGTAATTACATTCCCACCGTCATTGATGGCGATCTCTGGTGCTGTAACAATATCCACTTGCATTTCTGAGCCTGTTACTGCCCCGGCAATTGTTCCAATATTGGTGTCCATGTTTGCGGTATCAGCCAAAATGGCTGTTGAGTTGGTTTCGTGAACTTTCAAACTTCGAGTCGAAGTGATGCCAAGTGTCCCCAAATCGCCGTCTGTAACCGATGTGGGTGACGATTCATAGACCCCCATTGATGGAGTGCCTTGCGTTGTTCCTGCGGTAAAGTCGGCATCATCGGCTGCCGATGTTCCACCTGAACCCCCGAATGAATCTATGAAGTTTCCGCTGGAATCAAGAATTTGAGTATAAGCTGCTCCATATTCCGTACTCCTTCGAGCCACATTGTCGCCATCGGCTGCGATACTCACTGGCGAATCTTCTCTGACTAAAATCTGTGCATTTCCTACGGGATCGCCAGCCGCCGCCGCATCTTCTGTATATTGCGTACCGCCTCCAATACCCACTGAGTCGGTGGCAATATCGACTTGTAAATGCCTGGAAGCGTTTAACAACAAAGCTTCGGCAGAGTTGCCCGTTGACTCACCCATTGCAATTGTACCCGTCAATGATGGATCAGTATCGCCCTCAGTATATTGCGTACCACCGCCGATACCGACTGAATCAGATGCAATATTGATATCCAATTCATTGGCGTTTATGGCTGCCGCTAGCTCGGTTAAACCTGAGTTGTCCACAGTTAACGATCCGGCATTGTCGTCAATTGAGACAACACCAGTTGAATCATTGGCGATTGTAACTCTGAGAGCTGTGGCTTCTACTCCGCCACCTGTAACCGTTCCAAAATCAGTGTTAGTTTCTATGGTGTCGAGTACGGCATTGTCGGTGGCTGATAGGTTCGCCGTAACAGTTCCATCTACCGTTAATGCCCCTCCGCCATCATCTACGCTTATAACGCCCGTACTATCATTTGCCAACGTAACTCGGAGTGCTGATGCCTCAGTTCCACCACCTGTTACATTTAGGGGTGCTGGCACTGTTAGTACGTCAACATCACCTATGTTGTTGCTACCTGCTGGCAGAGAAGCGTCAAATTCCTCAATTGCCACCTTTAGATTTCCGCCTGCAGTTGCATCAATTGCTGTGAAATCGCCTGAACCAGCCGCTTGAGCAAATAGAACAGATTTTACTACCTGCGCCGATCTGTCTGGCGACATATCGTTAGATAATCTGTGTATAGAAGTGAGTACATTAGTTCTGTGCAATACGGTCTGCGCCCTAAATGCTGATTGCCCTGTACCACCGTTGGTATAAACGATTCGGAAGTATCTAGCACATACAGGAAACTGGAATCGCCTCGTATCGCTGGCAGATATATCCATCGTAAAGGTATAAACATCATCCCAATTAGAGTTATCGGTTGAAAACTGGAACGTCATGCCGTCTATCGCACCATCCACATCAGCGTAAAGCGTACAAGTAACCGAAGAATATCCGTCTAGGTCTGTTCCTGTTCCTGTATATACCGCATCAATCCCTAAAGGTGAGGTGGTCGAGTTGTTTGAATCAATATCGGAGCTATCAAGGTCGGTAGTGAGGTTTCCAGAAGCAACATTGACATCTAACGCACCGGCAGTTTCAGTAATGTCTGTACCATCACCAGCTTGCAGGTTTACATTCACCTCCGGCATTGTCAACACATCCACTTGCATCTCCGAACCGGCTACTGCACCTGCTATTGTTCCTAAGTTGGTGTCCATGCTGGCGGTATCAGCCAAAATTGCCGTGCTATTGGTTTCGGTTACAGTTCCATCAACCGTCAACGAACCACCGTTATCATCAACGCTTAGAACACCAGTGCTATTGTTGGCGATAGTTACCCGTAGGGCTGTGGCTTCCGCACCACCGCCCGTAACTGCACCAAAATCTGTATTGGTCTCAATGTCTGCTAGTGAACCCTCTACACCGTCAAGGTGTCCAATAATGGTGGTTTGATTTGCGGAAGTTGATGCGCCTGTTGGTAGTGATACCGTTCCGGCAACATTATTAATATTCCACGTTCCTGATTGTGTAACTGCTAGAGTTGAATCAGTTACGTCTACTGGTAAAGGTTTCGCACTAGAGACTGCCCTCAACGTATCGGCTGCGTCTTCCCACAAAATCGCCGTTCCTGTGATACTTGCATCCGTATCGGCTTCGGTGTATTGAGTGCCACCGCCGATACCAACACTGTCTGATGCAATGTTAATATCTAGTTCATTGGTGTTAATAGCAGCGGCAAGCTCCGTCAATCCGGCATTACTAATCGGTACTGTTGTACCACTGGCATCAACGACAAGTGTTCCCTCGACTGCTGTTTCGATGGCTTCCGTATCAATTTTGATTTGGTCTAATACCGCATCAATAGTGTCCAGTACCGCATTATCGGTGGCGCTTAAATTGGCGGTTACTGTTCCGTCTATGGTGATGGAATTGCCACCATCCGCAATGGTTACATCATCGGCGTGTTTCATGTAAAGCTCGCCCTTGTCGGTGGCCCGCAAAGCTATATTGTCGCCATCGGTTGTGGTTTGACCAGATAGTGCATCGTCCCGCACCGCCATATTCATATTGCCAACTGGGTTGGCTGCTGAGGCTGCATCTTCCGTATACTGAGTGCCACCGCCGATACCGACATCGTCTTGCGATATAACAATTTCTAGTCTTCTGTCAGTGTTCATTCTTAGTGCGCCAACATCCCCCGAATCAACAGTATCGGTGGTGGCGAATCCCATCGCTGGCGTGCCCAGATCAGTTCCAGCCGTATAAGCTGCGTCATCAGTGGAAGAAGTACCACCAGCACCACCAACAGCCCCGGCAACAATGTTAACTTGAACGGCATTGTTTACGGCATCCATGACTGATGTTCCAGCACCATCTTCTATGTCGGTGATTACGCTCGATGTGCTACTGGAAGCTCCACCGCCCCCACGTCCACCTGAATTGGTGAAATTATCATCAAACATCAGCTTGTTGCCCAACTTGACCACTCGCCTCATGGGAACATAGTCAGTTGCACTTTGCTGCTTAGTCTTGGACTCAATCAATACTTTTTCAACTACTTTTGACAATGCTTGAACGCTTTTGTCTATCTTGCCGATAGATTTTTCACTAGCCAGCCAAGCGGGAAATTCTACGTCCTTTGGCTTGGGGAATTGTATATCGGATAGGTTCTCAACTAATACCTCTTTGTCCTTATCGGTAACATCAATTCCTCGGCTCAATAGCTCGCCCAAAGCTCCGATGCCATCCCTTATTTCCATCAGCTTATCTATATTTTGTAAGTGTCTTCCCTCGTGATCTAGCGACTCGACAATTTTTACAAAGTCATTTCGGACATCTGTCATTTCTTTAGCGATATCCTTTATCTCTGGCAGGTTAATCGAAAACCCAACTTGTGCGGTTTGATCTTTTTCCCTCACGATATTATGTTTCGCTTTATCCAGTTTGTCTTTTCGCCTGTTATTCATTGTCTACCCCTAACACCTTTTCCAATTCTCTTATGTATTCTCGATCTTCTTTTTTCAGCAATTCCATGTTCTTGATTTGTTCCTTTAGGTTATCCGCTTGCTTTTCGCCTGTAAATTCCCCCTCACCAGTGAAAATCGGTAATATAATGCAACGGCAGTTGGGATGGAGCGGTGGGTATTGGGTAGTCCCCTGATAATCCACCATGTTTTGATACTGTTTGTCATTCATAATTCCTTTCAAGAAGCCGTTATAGTCACCCTTTAATTGAACAATCTTGCCATTCATAGGCGCGCATAGTGAATCCACTCTGTCATCTTCGGCAGTCAACCATTGCTTGGCCACTACGCCTGGGGTTTGCTCAAAGACATCCTGCGCCCCCAAGTTGGAAGCCCTTATCACCTCTGTTCTGACTATCCTCTCGGCAATTCTTGGTGTAATTTCCACAAATTGCTCTGTTATTTCCCGCTTAATCTTCGGTATTGACTTACCTTCTGCGAGTCCACTTGCCAATATATCGGTCATTTCGTCCACCCTGCTAGCGATCATTGAGTTAGCGAATAGGAGGATTTGCTTCATCAGTTCTTTTCTTATGTCTAATTCTTTTTGATGCTTTGGCACGTAGGGATTTTCTGAGCCAACCAGTTTTTGAGCTTCTTGACCGCTCGCCACTAACACTTCAAACAAAATAGGTATGGAGGCTTCGGCAATTCGCAATTTTCTGGCTTCCACGTCAACCAAGTCTGAGGACTTGCGGTTTTCTGGTTTATCAATATTGCTCAATCCTTCTGCAACTATTTCTTTGGTTTGTTGCTCTATGACGTTTTGCAAGCGTTTCTCCTGTGCCTCCACATGATCTATCTGCTTGCTCCAATATCCCCACACTTGATCGTTTGTGAATATAGCATGTTGTCGGATTTCTTCTCTTGCCTGTTTCTTCCGGCGACTTCGTACAATCTTTTCGGCGTATGGTCTGGCTTTTCGCACCGCAATTTGGTGTTCCCTCTTTTGGGTGTAAAGCTTGGTTTTCCTGAAATGTCGCTTATAGTTTACGTTCTGTATGGATTTTGGTAATTGATTCTCATTGCTAACCCTCTCTGCTCTGTCCGATGCAAATTCGTCACCGCCCTGCGTGGGGTCAAGTTCTAGCATTTCCCTCGCCTCGTTTCTGGTTATAACGTCTGAACTCTTTAACCGTATCGCTTTATCAATCTTGGCACTTTCATCTTCTGGTACAGGATCAACGAACCCCAGTATCAAGTCCTCGCTGAACTGCGGCACTAGAAACTCATTTAACGAATCCACGATTCTGCCAATGTGGGATTTTACGGTGGACTGTTTCCATAGAGCAATAGACGCTTCGGCATTGGCTCGGTTCACATCCTCAGTTATACCCAATGCTGATTTGGAATTGCCAAACGCTGCCATGATTATATCCCTGAGCCATTTCTGTAATTCAATCAACTGCATTTCTTTAGCGTTGCGCTGTAATGATTCAGGCTTCAATCCACCTGAGAATATAGGTATATTCCAAGCATTGCCCACACCAGTATGCGCTGCTCGAAGTTCTGATTTCATTTTCTTTAGCTGCTCATCGGTGATGCGTTGGTCGGTAGTCAATGCAAAATCACCGATCATTCCCGATAAGAAAAACTGTCTTAGTGATTCCCTGCTCATTACATCAGTGTCGATTGTTTTTGCGACAACTTCCACCTTTGATAAACCCCTGTATGGGTTCTTTGGGTTAGGCTCTTTAATTTGTATTACCTGTTCGGGTGAGTATTTCATTTCAACAGACTTACCATCAATGGTGTCTTTGTATAGATATCCGTCAACCAATTGCCTTGAGTTATCGGTGAAGTCGCCCAATATCAACTCAATATTCGCCGGGTTAAGCGTGAACAGGTTTTGCGGGTTAGTCGGTTCATCTAGCAATAGAAACGAATCACCAGCTAAGTTGATGTGTGATTCTAATGTATAAATTCCCTCTGCTTTGGTAGTGGTGTCATTGAATCTGTCCAACAAGTCTAAAACAGGGTGTTCATCTATTTTAACAAGTTCAATCTCGCCAGCTCTCATTCTGGTTCTATAGAGTTCAAATTCGACCTTTGACACTTCCGTTGCTAGAGTGTGGTTGTTTATGTAGACCCATTCCTCATTAGCATCAAGCAACTTGTCCGAAACGGTCTTTTCGTTGGATAACTTCTTTTGTCTTAAATCAAGAAAACCACCCAAATACTGCGTGGATTTGTGTTTCACTTCTTTGATGACCTCTTTAGTCGGTAAATTACCAGTCAAGCCCCGGCCAATAATCTGAAACCTTTCCCTTAGAGTCACGATCTACTTTCCTTTCCTTCTGGTCAACAGCAAGAAGTGTCATATCTGCCGTTGCGCCCTTTGTGTACTCAGCGTATGCCCATTCAGCCAAAGCCCATGAGTCAGGATAGTCATCGTGTGCGCTGGCATCATCGGGATGCGCTACATGCAGGAGTTGTCCCTTATATTCCTGCTGGAGATCTAGCATTTGCTGTTTAAACCTCTCACCGTCTTTTGTATCTAGTTTGGGCAAATCCGTCAACAACTCTTTTATTGATACTTTCAAATTAGTGTACATGTTGTGTTTCGATACCGCCGAAAACTTGACCCGGTACAGCCCTGAGTTTTCATCCATCCACTGTGTATTTTGCTCAAACCAATCACCCACCCAATCGCCCTGCCCCGTAGCATCTATGGCGAGAGCCACCACATTATAGTTAGATAAAAACTGTTTGATGATTTCAACTTGATTCATGTAATTATCACCCTGCAATTCCATCCAGTTCAATACCTGCTTGCGCCTCAAGTCCCTGTTGTAACGTAAAATCGTTACCACAGTTGAGTCGGGATATTTAGCGGTATCAATCCCGGCAAATGCCTGAGATTGTTTTTCCTGATAAGTGTTGTGTCTGTCCATGACCATGCGATCCAAATCTTCTTGTGTACAAAATTGACCCTCCCCCAGTTGCCATACTCCGAAATATTGCCTCTGTATTTCTGGTGAGTCCTGCCCGTATTTCTCGATGTCAGAGCGTACTGACTGCTCATAAATCAGGTGGTAAGGGTCTTTGGTCTGCTCGAACGCTTGCCTTCTTTGTGTCACAGCTTCATCAAAATAAATCTTATATGCTCCGGCTTGACCCAAGCGGTAAAAATGACATATCTGAGTTCCGGCTGTTCCAATATAAACTCTGGGCGCATTGGTAGTTTTACCCATCGGCCATATCACATGCTTTAATATCTCATCATCAGCGTCCTGAGCTTCATCAATCAGGATTAAGTCCAGGGTTAACCCCGCAATCTTTGAGGTCAAACTTATTGGAGCAATGACGCAACTAGAGCCATTGGGCAACACTAACTTCTTTGCGTTTTCTTCTTCCCGTATCTTCTTTTTGTCCTCCTCGCTCGTTACCATCATGCCCTTAATCGGTCTGAGTGCGTTTCTCAGTATCGTGTAAGATATTCGAGCCTGATCTATCTGCGGTGCGAATATACCAATTCTAATTGGTCGGTTGTATACCTCCGATACGAAAGTCATAATAACTTCGGCGGTGTGTGCAACCACAGTAGTTTTACCCACCTGACGTGACGTTTCAATCGCAATTTCTTCTTGTGTCAGTCTATAAACGGCATCCTCTCTCAAATTCTTGGTGATTTCCAAGTTTTCAACCAGCGCATTGATTATTCTATTCGATACCTCCTCCTGATATGGATAGAATCTCAGATCATGCTGCGCCCTTAGATGATCTCTCCTCAGTCGTTGGAAGTTTATCAATTCCGCCCCCCTCTCCGTACTTGTTTATTATCAACTCGATTGGGTTTTCACTCGATCCTGTGTGTTCTACTTTTTCTGGTGCGTCTACGCCCAACAGTTTCAGTTTCTTTTCCCACATTCGCCAGTCCTTGCGCCCGGCATTTTCCATTTCTTTTAGCGTTCGTTGTATGGCTCTTTCCATTGCTTGCTGTGCTTCTGGTAGTTTCTTCCAATTGGATATTGTAGCCTCACTGACACCCGTAGCCCTTGCAATCTCAGACCAATGCCCCACTTGGTCCTTCTCTAACCTCTTTACAAACTCTTTGAAACTGTATTTATCTTCAACTCTCATCTTGCTCTATTGTAACCTTTACAACTTTATTTTGGGGTATTGCTAGGAGTTGTGCAACCTTTTGCTGCTCATACTCACCAACATCAAATGCCACAGTAAACGAACCGTCCACTTTCGGGCCATTCACTTTAACTTTGTCTGCGAGTATTTCTACTGAGTTCATAATACCTTTATGTCTATTGGGTTGTAAGTTCATCTATAAATTCCTTGTATTCTTTAACACTTTCCACGCAATCGTAGTTTGTTCTTGCATCTTCAAAGATTTGCTTGGCGTAAACATTGCGCTTATAGGTATCGTGCAACCGTTCTAATGCCTCTACTGTTGTTACCGCCGGAACTCCAAGCAAGTGCGAAACGATTGTTTTGTTTTCGGATTTGAACCTGTCTTGAGGTCTATATCCTTTGGGTAGTATAACAGCATCGTGGGTTTTCAACATTCTGAATATGTTTTCTTGTTGGTATTTCTTATATGTGTAGTCTAGTTCGCCATGTCCTTTAGCCCACCGATATGCGTTAGGGTCATAATTCGAGTATATAGTCAGCTTGATATTGTTTCTGGCTAAGTATGGAACGGCTGTTTTTAGCAAATCGGCGTTTTGCGAATAACCGAACCACGCCACGCTTTCAATTTTGCCAGTGTGGGTTTTGGGGAATTTTGGCATATTATCGAGGTCAAATCTATCTTTTATTACCTTGACTGGTTTATCTGTTAATTGCCTTATGAACTCTGCCATTGCTTGAGTTGGGCAAGTAACCCCATCCACAACGTCAATGGTTTCCTTAACTTTTTGCCCTTCCAGCCAGTCAGGGTCGCATATATCCAGTATCTTGATTCCGTCAAACACCTTTGGAAAATCAAAATCCGCGGTCATATAGACTTTTTGGAACACAATGACATCTGGTTTTTCGGCGTATTCGTACAGTTTGGCATCTGGCCAATGCTTGATGAGGTTGTGAACTCGTATCGTGGTTGACCCGATTTGTCTTTTGTTGTGATACTTCTCGTATGTAAAAAAGCTCACCATATTTTTTGTCCATTCCATTTCGGTTTGTTGCCCTTTGATACTTCGCTGATGATATGCCACAAGTCCTTGAGATATCTTTCAAGGTTGAAATACTTAATGGCAGATTCCCTACCCCTTTGTCCTATCTCAACCGCATCTTTATAGTGATAATTCACTAACTGGTAAATGGTTTCAGCATATGATGCCGGATTGTCGGGTACGATAATACCATTCACGCCATGTACTATGAACTCATCAGCGTTGTGATACTTGCTTGTTAATATGGCCGATCCTGAAAGCATTGCTTCGGTTCTTGAGCGTGGCATCGGTGAATCTAACGTGGGGTTGACGTATATCAAAGACCTGCCGATATATTCTCGATACTCCGTCCAGTCAAACGGGACTTTTGCATTTCCCCAAAACAACGGGTCAATTTGGATATGCCTGACAAAATCTCCATACTTCTCTTTTGTCATTGTTTTTATCATTGTCAAAAGTGAACGATTGTAATACTTATCCAATCCACCCGGTGACAGTGAAATCACCGCTCTAGGTTCTTTGGGTAGGTCAAACCACTCTTTTTCATCCATTCCATGTATAAGCGGATATCCCCAACCCCAACGGTCACCTGCGGCATAAGAGTTCACCACCATAAAATTGTCGCCAATTAGCCTACGCATACCCTCAATGTGCTTTTTAGTTCCGTCCGTTCTGGATATTTCGCCGCCATTAATTACCATATCCTCGTCATACATTTCGGCATACATCGGAGTGCCATGATTGATAACGATTTTCGGGATATCCTGAATCAGCTTGTTCATTTCACGATATATTTTGCCCTTGCCGATGTCGGGGTTAACGTGTTGTTGGTCAACGTGCAGGATCGCCACATCATACTTGCCGGGTTCGTAATAGGCCGCCCATTTCAAGTGCTTTGGCATTGGTCTCATTGACTGGTGAAACCTTGACCACTTCCGTACATTGTTGTTCAGATAAGTAAACTCAACGTCATAGTGTTCAGCCAGTTTAAGCATTTCATGCTGGTTGCCCAAATGGTTGACCACTCCGAATATCTTTAAAGCCATCTATCAACCATTTTTCGGACTATTTCCTTAAATGATGTACTTGGTTGCCACCCCAATTCTTGTTTGGCCTTGCTCGCATCGCCCAGTAAAGTATTCACCTCAAGTGGTCGGTATAACTTCGGGTCTGATCGGACGTACTTTTTTGGGTCTAATCCCACATATGAAAAAGCCTCGTTTACAAATTCCTCTACACTATGGTTTTTGCCAGTAGCTATAACAAAGTCATCTGGTTTTTCTTGTTGCAGCATCAACCACATAGCCTTGACATAATCCTGTGCATAGCCCCAATCCCTCATTGCTTCCAAGTTCCCAAGAACAAGCTCATCATCAACACCGTTTTTGATGTTGGCTGCACCTCTTGCGATCTTTTGGGTGACAAAATCATAGCCTCGGCGTTCTGATTCGTGATTGAACAATATACCCGAACAAGCAAACAAATTGTATGTTTCACGATAATTGATAACCGCATGATGGGCCATTGTCTTTGCTACTCCATATGGTGAACGTGGATATAACGGTGTTTTCTCGGTCTGCGGCGTTTCCTGTACCTTGCCAAACATTTCGCTTGTCGATGCCTGATAAAAGCGGATTGTTGGGTCAAGATTGCGGATTATTTCAAGTATACGAATCGGGCCAAGCCCGTTGATGTCGGTAGTTGATAAAGCAGTATCGAAACTTGCGCCCACATGTGACTGAGCTGCTAAGTTATAAATTTCATGCGGGTGTACGTCCCGAATAATCCGCTCCAGGCTCGCTGTATCTGTCATATCTCCACAGTGTAGCGTTGCGCCTTCTAAGTATCTTATGTGATCGCTCTGAAAACTCGTGCGCCTGACGATACCATGCACTATATATCCCTTATTCAATAGCAACTCGGTTAAATATGTTCCATCTTGACCAGTTGCGCCTGTAATCAAAGCCCTCATAGCAACGCAACCACGTCCTGTTCTTCAACTAATAACAATTGGTGCTTCTCGTCACCAAAGGTTAATCGGGCATCGTGATATTTTTGATACACTATGCGATCACCAACCTTGACAGATTTGACTCGCTTGGCTACTCGTAGGATTTTACCAACTTGGGTATGTTTTTCTTCAAGCAATATATATTCTGATGGTTTGTCCGGCTCTGGCTCTATCAATATCCACTTCCTGATTGGTATAAATTTCACAGCAACCCCATCTTGTATAGGCGGTTTTTTGAACGAGTAATTTCATTTTTTCTGCGCCACCTGTTGCTTGATTTACCCTTTGGCGTGGCTTTGGCTGACTCAATATACTCGGTTTGCATCCCCTGCGATCTGATTCTCGACCTAACCTCCTGTGACATACCGCCATACCACTCCATGCGCTCGCAAAACATGCCAGCGTCAATGCACTCTTGCCTATAAACACAACTAAAGTTTTCCACAAAGTCTTTTTTGAATCCTTTGTTTCCGTACAGCCAATAACGGGGTTTGATATTAGCCACAAACTGCTCAATTGCGTCAAGGTACATGATCTGTCTTTGGTCGCAAAATACCAAAACATCGCCTGTGGCCTCTATGATTCCCAAATTCCTTGCCCTTGCCAGTCCCCAACCCTCCTGTGGTCGGTTGATATACCGCACCGGATATTTTGAACGAGCTGCGAAACCTTTAACCAATGATTCATTGTGCGATTCAGGATTGTCGTTTGACACGATGATTTCAAGATTTGTATAACTTTGGTTCTCAATTGCGTCGAGACATTCTTTCAATCCTTCCGGCTGATAGCATGGCACGATAACCGAAACGGTCTTTTCGTCACTCATAACCTCCCTGTATAAGCGCTGGTACTCATACGCTCGGCGTTCATTTGATCGTACTTTGGCAGAATCCCATGCTTTTTCCCTGTAGCCTCTCAACTTTGATTCATCATCCAATAGGCTGCCGATTATCCGCTTGAGTTCCAGCACATTCTCAGGATCGCCATCGTATATTTCCATGTTTAATCCATTGTTTAGTTCTGGCACATGCCCAACGGGGCGAGACAATACTGGTGTTCCGCATAGCATAGCCTCCAATACAGGCAATGGGCCTGATTCAAAATCGTCAATTGAGTTACAAACCAACAGCGATGATGTCTGATATAACTCCATCAAATCGCCATCTGATATGTTTTCGTGAAACTCAACCGCACCTGTCTGCCACACTGATTCGGCATAATTCTGGTCGCTAACACTACCCACCACGATAAGTTTGAATCCGAGTTCTCCACAGGCAATCGCCACAGGCAATATACCCTTCTTGCCCTCAATCCGCTTGGCGACCATGATGACTTGTTTGTTGGGTTTCCAGTTGGGATTGAATTGCCAAAAGTCAGTATCAACTGTCAATTGAATTTTTTTTAGTTTGGCTTGGGTGATGGTTGTCAATTCCTCCCACATAGACTGATTATTGGCAATCACATAATCGTAGTGATTCCAGTTCTGTTCCCTTATCGAGTAGGGATTCATATGAGTCAGTATCTTCTTTTTGTCCTTGAGCCAGTCATACCTGTCAAGTAACATTTCGGCGGTACGGAAATATTGAAAGTCCACTATGTCGGCTTGGTTTGCCGAAGCCTCAAACCTTTGTAATTGGTCTGCTGATGGTCGCTTGGGGTGAACATCGCATATATCGAATTGAATATTATCGTGGAATCGTGCCACCCCTTCGGCCAGTCGGTCTATTGCTGTACCTTTTTTATCAACAACGCAAGTAATCCGCATCATTTTGTTCTATCTCCATTTTGGAACATGCCCCATCCATTATAACTAAAGTTTTCCGGCTTCAAGTCTGCAATAGCTTGCTCAATGTATTTCGGGTGAGTGCCGTCAAAATCGTGATGTTTTTGATACCGTCCCCGTACCATTTGCAACCAATCTTCGAGTGCTGTTTCGGGTTTCCCATGTCCATAGTTGCCAAATTTTCTATAATAAGCACTGGCAAATCTAGCCCGGTCAGTGCGATGTTGCTCTTTGGTTTTCAGCAAAGCATCATAGCAATAAAATGGGATCCTGGCTTCTGGAACTCTGCTATGGTCAAGCAATACACCGTCCAGCGTTGGTTGACTAAGATCGCCACCACCGTCAAATTTTATTTTGTTACCATACTTTTTCTTGTTAACCGCTATGGCTAAGCGGGATTTGAGCGTGTACTTCTTGGGGTTATAAAACATATATTTCCAAAACGTCAATGCTGGTTCTTCTGAACTCAACAAAGCCCTCCTGATCTTCTCGTGGTCATCTTCATGGAAAAAATAATCAAGATCGCAATGAATCACCCAGTCGCCCGTTGCTCGTTCATAACCTTTTTGGAATTGTTGACCGATAAACTCCCACGAAAACTCGTCTGGCCACTTATCGTCAACCTCGATAACCTCATCGGCGAGATCACGATAGCACTTCATGGCTTCGTGATAGGGTTCTTCTCTGGTTTTCCAATTGTCAGTTGTAACAAAAATGCTCAACTTTAAAGCCATTGTTTATACCTCTTACCAAGTGTATTTATAATCTCACCTCTGTTATACTCGCCCGTCATTTTGCCATCGTGCCACTCTATCAATGCAATATCCATAATGTTATAAGTTCCATCGTCAATCATCTTGTTCAGTATCGGAAACTCTGCGCCCTCTGCATCAAATTTGACTATCACAAAATCATCGGCAAACCGTTTAATCCACTGGGAAAAATCAAAACACTTGGCTGTTAAAACCTCGCCCATGCCCCAGTCCCGCTTCTCTCTCATAATAGTCGAGCCATAGGGTGCATTTACTGGTCTGAGCGTGAAATCAACCTCGCCATTGTAATTGTGCGCTGCCTTGCGTTCAAAGTGTGTATGTTCGTTGGTCATCTTATTCCACTTGGCTTGAAATCTTGGGTTGGGGTCAAAAGCGTATATTTCCCAATCGTCATGCAACATCTTGCCCCAGTTGCGAAACTCCCTTACTGTATCACCGTCATAACATCCAATGTCGATATATACATTCATTTCCAACACCAATATATCGGTTTTTGACAATTATCTTGATCTGTTGCAACGCTCACCTGTTCAACTTTCCTGAACATTTTTTTTAGTTCCGGCAAGGCGTTATGTTCTTTTGAGTTGTCTTCAAAAATACATAGAAATTGTGTTATCTCTGGCAACCATTTTGGAATATCAACATGAAAGTTCATCGAAGCGAACAAGACCACATCAGCCGGAGCAGGCTTTTCCGTCCTCAAATCCATTTCGATATAATCCGACTCCCAGCACTCAAACTCATTAGCAACTAGACGGCAGGCGGCAATTGGGTTCTCTGAGCCAATGTTGGAGCAATCATAGCCGATGGCTCTTGCGCCCTGTTTTTCGGCATATCTCACAAAGTAACCACCCGCACAACCTAAATCAGCGAATTTTCTATCTTCAAGATCAATTCGATCTAGCCCCAACCATTTGATGCGTTCGGGGTTTTGACGTGGTGAATTAGTCAATCCCCACTCTGGTATATCGTGATAATATATTTTGCCATATCGGGCGGTTTTTATGTACTTGGCTTTAATCTTTGCCTGATGGTCATCTGTAAAGTGAAAAGTATTGAAATCCACCAGCTTGCCGCCCATAACATCGTAAGTCGATACATCATCTTTGTCGTTGGTGAAACCGTATTCTTCGCCCAACTTTTTAACTTTGGTGTAAACTTCCCACGCTTCATCCATGCTGGTTTCGCCACTAACCACTTCTGTGAACTGCGCCCAATACCTATGAGCGCCAACTTGTACCTGATGCACTCCGTAAACTCTGGGCGCTAGATTGTGCATCCAACAAATGTTCTGAATTTTTGTCGCATCTTTTAGCGATACCGACATATTGTGTTGGTTCTCTTTGGGTTTGTCGCCCCATAGTTGGTTATCGGGTTTGTCGTTAAACACCTTCCAGCCGTCATGGATAAAACAATGTTTACCTCTCGGAAATAGCTCATATATCATTTTGAAAACTCCATTATAAAACCAGTTGTATTGTGATTGCTGTACTGCTTTGCCATTCTCATGCCATCGGCCATATATAGTTTTTGCAAATATCCCGACTTGTCCAGGCGATATGTAATATTAGTCAATTTCAACCCGAACTCTGCGCCAAGTCTTGCAAGCCCCGTTTCCGTATATCGCAAAGCGTCAAGTTCAAGTTCGTTGTGGTGTGGGTAGATCAATGGAGCTGAAATATAGGCGGTTCGTTTGGTGCAATCTGCTATGTTCTCAAAGGCCGTCATCGGATTAATCACATATTCGATTGTTTCAAGACAAAATACAATGTCTGCCGTTGGTGGATTCTGCCATTTTGTTTGTAAATCCCAATCAGGTAAATCCAAAACCCTGTAAGATTCAGCGTCCCATCGTCTAACCCTTGATTTAACATTCATTTGACCGCCGCCGATATCAAGCACCGAACCCCGAACGTCTAATTGTGCCAGCCAATCTTCAAGCTGTTTCCTGTAAAAGCTCAAGATACTCCTTCCCCATTCTTTCAAGTTCAAAATAACTTGCTCCGTCATTCTCAAAATGCCAGATGATTTCAGGTGCGCCCCCAGTGTTTGCCATTCCGTACTCATCATCAATTTGACATCCGCACAATAAAGCCTCGATCAGGGTATTGGAGCAAGCATCATTCCAATAAGTGTAAAGGAAATAATCAGTATCACGATATAAATTAGCCAGATAATTCGGGTCAGATGAGACTCCCAGATACTTATATCGCTCATTCATGTAAAAATCAAAGTTGGCCTCGTGCATGTCTCTTGAGTACCTACCGATTATTTTTAGCTCTGCTCTGCCCCCATGTTCTAAATACCTTTGTTGAAAGGTTGAACGGGCAATTTCCCAATTTTTAGTTTCGTCCCTTGAGTATCTTGAGAATAAATATCTAACATTTTTGTTGGGTCGTCTACCCCTGTCATGATATATTGCCGTATCAGCACCGTTGATAATCACCGAGCCATCTTTGTTCAGATAAGGCTTTAGCAGATTCTTCGCAAATTCAGATTGGTAAACCACTACATCGGCAATGTTGGCATAATCCCGCATTTTTGGCATACCTGTTGATCTATTTCGGGAGTTTCTTAGTATATTATCCACCCTGAGTAAAATTTTTTTACCGTCCCGCTTGGCTTGTTCCACTTCCTCACGAGCAATCATCGAAGCCGAAGCAATGAAAAACCAATCCGCTTTTTCATATTGTGGCTCGTATTTATCCCCCAATGCTTTAATCAGGTTTTTTTGAAACGTCCAGCCACCACCGAGTCTGTGATCTTCATATCTGGCAAGATGTATTTTCATTTTGTATTTGCCTTTATATAATCTTCCAGTTCGCCCCACATTGAGTATTTATCCAGCTCCCAAGCATGACACCACAATTCTATCTCGCCCTGTTTTAGCTTCAAATCGGCCAACTCTTGCCACTTGACCCCTTCATTTGCTCCTGACTTGGGGTGAATATGTACAAGATTCTTACCTCTGGTCAAGCGGATTTCTCCATAGTGTTTTTGTGCGAAATCTAACAATGGTTCTGTAATATATCCCCTCGCTGGTGCGAACTTGTTGATTTTCTTTTTGAATAACCGCTCCAATTGTTTTTTGGATTCTTCGATTTCGTACCGAGCATCGTCCTCACTCATTCTTGTCAGCAGGTCGTGTGTAAGCCCATGAGAGCCGATTTCATGGCGTTGGGCGATAATATACGCATTATTGTACGAAAGTGGCTTGTAGCCCTTCCTACGCGCTAGACCGTACCACTCAAGCGGCCAATAAAACACGCCGGGGATGCGGTATTTTTCAAGAAGCTCGAACAGAAAAAAATCATTTGCCGATCCGTCATCAACACTAATTCTCATTGAGCTTGTTAAATTCTTGGTTAGATTGCACCGCCTGATTAAAGAACTTAGGATCATAGCCAACCTTCCTGCTTGCTTCCACTAGTGCCGGTAAATCTTTGTCGTAGCATTTTGACTTGAATCCGCGCTTGCCCTTCATGGTTCTGGTGTGCATGGCATCGGTTCGTGAGTCCAACCCCCACCCTTTAATTACTTGGATGAAATCACCGTCAAAAGCATCACAAATTGATTTAACCTCGTTAGCAAACACCACTTTCATTCCACCCCATGTGTTTTCCACCATCTTGATCAATTCAGCTTCTAGGGCGGTTACTTGGTGGATGTGGATATCTGGCGACATCTTTTCCCAGAAGAACTCCGCTACCTCGCTGCGGTCTTTAGGTTCACCGCCTACGATCAAAAAGTCATGTTTGACTGGATTGTGGGGATCGGGATATTTCCAAGCTGGCAACCAATAGTTGCCCTCACCGACATACTCAGGCGATACCACGATTCGTTTTCCATACTTGGCCTTTAACTTATCGGCTGTTCCAGGCATTAGGGCAGATTTGATGCAGATGAGTTCAGTTTCTAACCAACTGACAACATCATCAACGATTCCAGTGTCCAGCTCGTTAGTTTCGGTTAGGTTGGTTGGGACTGCCACTAATGCCATTGTGCATTTGTTAACTTCTTCCCTCGTTCCAATCTTTTTGGGTTCGTCATAAATGTAGGCATCTGGAAACACGTTGAGAAACGCCTGTCCTACATAGCCATTTCCGATAATTGCTACTGTTCTGCTTGCTTCCGACATGTTGGTTTTATTTATACTTTATGCCAATAACTAAGTCAAATTCTCTTGAGTATTAGATTTATATATACCAGCTCTTTTGATTTGTAGTTCTTCTAGCTTCTTACACTGCTCTGGTGTGCATCTAACTAGGTGATGAGGTAGTGGACTGTCAATGGCTCGTGTAAATGCCACTGTTACCTCGTAAGTTGCCCCTTTCCCCTCCTCTCTACGGACGTGATATCCAAGCCCTACATCTGCGCAGTCTTTTACCCTCATAGCCTTCTTGCCCTTATACCTACCGATAACCCATTCTGCTTTTTGAACTTTACCAACCTGCATCGTATGTAACCTCCTTTACGTTTTCAGCTGCCCACTTCTCTACCTGCTCATAACTCTTGATTAAGAAGTCCAAGTCTGCTTCCCACCCCCTGTCGTTGTCGCCACGATGGAACTCTGACTCGGATAGATTGTCTACTGCTTGTAATAACATCTCCTCCCCTGCGTCATTTAACCGAACCTTGAGTTTCTTTTTACGAGCATCGCTTAACTTGTATTGGTTTGGGTTTTTACCAAACTTTTCAATGAATCGGTTATAGACACGTCGAATAGCATCGCTATTCCGACTAGTACCTTTAGGTACTATAAGATTCTCTTTGTTATTCTCTATCAGTGAACTTTGTTCACTAGCGGGGTGAACTTTGTTCACTGCTACCTCTATCAGTGAACTTTGTTCACTAGCGGGGTGAACTTTTTTCACCGCTACCCTTATATATTTTGGTGTTACTCGTACATGACCACGCACATTCTTCTCTATAAGCTCACGCTCAATCATTCGGTTTTTTAGATTTATGAGTCCACGCCTAGTTATTCCCATATCTTCAGCACAGCTTTCAAGCGATTTACTGCACCACCGTTGATATGAAAGCTTGTGTACCATATCTAAATAAAAGTATTCATTTATGGATATATTTAACTGCTTTCGCACACCATATAATAGTGTCGCATAAAGCGGTGTTTCGTTTTGCTCCTTTTGCTCCATTTATACCCCCTATAAATGAAAACCGCCCGCTGTGTACGCAGGCGGGCAGTTCTCATCTTACAATTGTAAACTATGGCTATCGTACACTAGCCTTTTCATAATATATTATTTTGTTGATAAATCCAATTAGTCAGGGAATCTCGGTGCGATAAAGACGATCAACGGAAGGGGTGATCTTGCACCTGACTCCCCGACTTATCCACATTGTAGCACGGCTAATATATCTTGCTTATGTTGACATTAAACTACTAGCATGATAAACTTGTGATGTCATTAACGGAGGGCAGAAATGAAAACAATCAAACAAAATAACAAAAGATACATCATCTACACCGAGTTTGTATCTAAAACGCCTGTGGCGATTGAGATTTCTCGATTGCATTACTGGCGTTGCAAATTGATGGGAGGCGTTATATGGCCATAGACCCATTGTTTAAGGATATTCTCGACAAACAATTTATGCCGGTGCGAGAAATCAAAGTCAAACACATAACGACCAACAATAAACTATTGTTTAAGGATATTCTCGACAAACAATTTGTGTGGGTGCGAGAAATCAAAGTCAAACACATACCAACCAACAATAAACTAGCCAAGTGTCCTGGATGCAAACACTACACTATTTCAGGTCAAAGGCATTGTGATCCCAGAGACTATACACCTGACTATATGTGGGATGATGACTGGCTAATAGAGCAACCATTTTAAGGAGGAAAGAAAATGGAACATTTAAGAGCAATACAACAACAACTCAAAGCCCCAAAGGACTTGACCAATCAGTTCGGTGGTTATAAATACCGTTCGGCTGAATCAATCCTTGAGGCGGTTAAGCCTTTGCTTGATCGTGAAGAAGCAATTGTCACCCTCTCGGATGAAATCATGCAGTCTGCCGATAGGTTTTACGTTAAAGCAACAGCCACTTTTTTGGCTGGTGATTTCAAATATCCAGTCACCGCATATGCAAGAGAACAGGAAACCAAGAAGGGAATGGATGAATCGCAAATCACCGGTTCGGCTTCTAGCTACGCCCGCAAGTATGCACTCAACGGGTTGTTCCTGATTGATGACGTGAAAGATGCCGATCATCACGATAATAGCAATGAGAGCAATGAGAGCAAGGGCATGAGTCGAAAGTCATACAGGCCGCAAAGTGCTATGCAAGATCAACCCGCCACGCCAAAGCAACTAAAATATATCGAAGACCTATATGCCCAAAATGGAGGCGATCCCGAAATGCTGGCGACACTCTATAAGAGTGAAGGAGTTAATGGTACACCGACAGTTGAGCAGGCCAAATTGTTAATTGCCAAAGGTCTAAAGGGTCAATTATGAGTTCAGTTATAGGTTACATCTCATGCGTTAAATGCGAAAAACCATTGTGGAGCTGTAAGTGTGAAAAGCCAACTAAAGGAGAACAACGAGATTAGAATTATCAAAATAACTAGGAGAATAAAATGTTAAGAGGATATAACATAACAATGGAAATATTTAACCGAATAAAGCCAATAATAGATTCGAGCGATCAATCAAACAGCGAACTGGCAAAAGCATTGGGTTACTCACCCACGACGATCAGCCGAATCCGCAGGGTGAAGAATCACGAAGAATATATGGAATATACAAAAGCACATAATAATACAGGTAAACCTAAGCGGGGACGACCGACCGAGATAAAGCGGGATATAACTAAAACCTCTCAGAGCGGACTACGAGAGGGGCTTACTAGAGCGACCTTTATTATCCGAGAGGATACACTCGACCGACTTAAACAGAGAGCCTATGACGACCGGAAAAAGCTAAAGGACATAGTAACCGAGGCTCTCGACTACTACCTAGATAAAACTAAAGACAAGGAGACCAATGATACAGCAGTACCACCATTAGAACAGAACAACCACACCGAACTCTTAATACAGGTGTTACAGCATTGCAAAGATATTTCACTCACGCTAGATATTCAGAACAATATATTGGAACAACTAAAGGAGAACAACTAAAGGAGAACAACGATGACAGGTACATTATCAGGCGGTAAAAAAGCATCACTAGTCAACAAATCGAGACATGGGGAAGATTTTTACAAAAGAATCGGCAAAATCGGTGGCTCTCGCAAAGTGCCTAAAGGATTTGCAGCTATGAGCAGGGAGAAACGAGTGGAAGCTGGGCGCATTGGTGGCACTAAATCAAGGCGATTAAAGGGTAACAAAAACAAAAATGAAAACAACAATTAACGTACTATCAGGGATTGTCGCATTACTAGCCATTCTGGTAATAATGTTGCTGGCAACGCTGATGATAGCGTGGCTTCTGATTGCGGTTGACGCTAACCGACAGGCTGAGATAAGAGATAAAACACCGATAGGTAATAATTAAGGAGACTATATGACACAGATATACACAGAAGATGACGGGACTTTGGTTTGGATAGAAGATGACGAACAACAAGATTAGTTTGGCAAAGTTCAAACTCTACTACGAGTCATTACCTGACGAGGATAAATGGTTAAGGCGTATGTTAAGATTAAAAAATGGTGTCATATGGAAAAGGCGATAGAGGGCGGGCCACCAAATTACACTCGCAAGTTGTTCGGCAGAGAGGTCATTGCGATAGCTGCGGAACAAAAGATGGACTCCAATGCGCTCATATCATATCTCGTAAATACAATCGAACTCGAACCGATATGCTAAATGCGGTCTGTTTATGTGCTAAGTGCCACTTCCGTTTCACAGACAGGCCGCTTGAGTGGGTAAGGTGGGTCAATAATAAAATAGGAGTAAATGAACATGAAAGACTACAAGAAGAAGCCGACAACTACACAAAAACGAAACTACCAAAAATTGATTGGTCGGATCGGGTCAAGTTTCTCAAGAGCTTACTCAAAAAGCTCGAAAGTAGTGAAATTGAGTACGAACAAGCTCAAGAAATGGAACGTGAATACTGGTCTTGATTGGCTAATAAACTTGGTTTTCTTCTTAGTCGTGGGCGTGTTGGCGGTATCTGGTACTAAGTGGCTAGTTGAGAATGGGGAATTACCCCTGTTAACATCTTTGGTCACGTTCCTGATACTAGCCCACCTTATACAGAAAAAATAAATCTTGACATCAATTAGTTGAAGCGTGGTAAGGTCAATTTGCTAAACAAAGGACATAGGCTTCCTGTAAGTATTGCGACCATGAGCCACCGTTTTGAAAAAAGCACTCTTGCTGACGATAATAGCGTTGGCAATCACAACCAGATTTTCAACAGCAACAATCACTGACGTATCGGGTTTTGTTCAACCGCCTGAGAGCCATTCTAAGCCTGTTTTAGTGAAACATAGTCTCATAGACGTGTTGGACACAATAAAGCCACCACCGCCCCCACAAACCCCCCCACAGAGCGTTTCCGTAGCATATACCAACGACAATAGTTATTCCTATGGGTTCTGCACTTGGCATGTAGCCAACAAACGGAGTGTCCCTCAGTTTATGGGTGATGCGGTCAACTGGGGCAATGTTATGCCCCGTTCAGCACCAGTTGTCGGAGCTGTTTATTGGGAGGCAGGAATTAATCATGTAAGTTATGTTGAATCGGTCAATCCTGATGGCTCAGTAACCGTCTCAGAGGCTAATTATCAAGGTTGGAATCAAGTATCATATCGCACCGTATTTGGTGGGGTATTCTTAAACTGATGTATATTCCACACTAGACGCTATTAGTTGAGGGTGGGGTAAACTAAAGTATGACTATATTCACACGCAAAACGTGCGCTCCTTGCCATACGTTGATTGCTTATCTAAAACATAAAAACATAGCTTATACAGAGGTGGACGCTGACACGCCGGAGTTCCAAGAAGCTATCAAATTAAGTGGTTCGGTTTCAGTCCCCCAGGTTCACAGTGAAAAGGGTATTGTAGTTGGATTAAACTTTGGAAAATTAGCACAGATAATTTAGATTTGATAATTTAAAGTCCCTACTTACTCTTTGCTACCCATTTGGGTAACGAGCGTTCGGGACTAGGTTTGCCAATGATAGAGGATAAACTGCCACGCTTCCATCAGCCATTCGCCCTCTTCTGAGAGCATGATGATAGGATCGTGATTCTTTCCCCAGTGTTGGTTGAAAATGTCAACTTCCTCTCTGGACGGTTTCCTCTCTGAGTGTGTTCCGCAACCGATTTCCTCTGTAGCGACTATTAGCCACTTCAGATTTTCAGGTACGAAAAAGGCGTTAACCGTTTCACAGTGGTTGCAAATGACTTCAAGATGCGACACTTGAACAAACTCCTCATCTAAAAAGAAGTAAGTCATGCATTCATCGCTCCCGAAGCTCATCTGTTTACCACAGGTTTCACATCTTCGATCTATCATGTCGAGTGGGTTCACTCATGCTCGATTTCTGTTGATGAGCTGATAGACTTCATCTGCTACCAAGCATATTGGGTCGTATCGCCTTGGGACAAGATGGAACAGATGTGCTGTAACCATTGTCCAAAGTAGAATCACGAACCACCGCCTGACTGGGTGTTCAACTGCGTTGTAGAAGGCTGTTGATAGTGATTCGCCCTCTTTGTACGCTGCGACTACATCGTAGCCGATAACGTAAAGGGTGATCCCTAGCCAGCCCCAGTAACCTTTCATATATATCGCCCCCTGATGTCTGGAATGTCCCAACTGTGAAGTATGGGAGTTCTTGGTTCGCCCCGCTTTTCCAGTCGTGCTTCGACCAGTGAACGGTAAGCGACCTTCGGTTGGTCATTCCTGTAGTACCGTATGCAGTAGCTACAGAATCGAGTATCGGCTTGCTCATCGTGGAGTCTGAATCCGCATATTTCACATATCACAACCATATCTTCTCCTTTGAATGACTCGTATGATCTTGTGGATTTCAGCGTCAAAGTGCCTACGAAGTCTTTGTATACTCCGCAAGTATAGACGCAATTCTTCTTCCGTTAGATGATTTAGGTCTTCTTCGGATAGCATCATTCTCCTTTGTGGTCTCTACGGTGTGGAAATGGGCAAGTTCGGCACGTTTCGTGTCGCTGACATGTATCAACCTTATATCTCATTTGGTGATTGGTCGGCTTGGCTGGTGCAAGTTCGGGATAAGCCCA